AGGTTATAAAGCAGCAGTACCGGTAACAAGAGCTAGAGCCAATGCTCAGACATTCCTGACTAGTAATGCTGGTGATCACTTTAGTAGCGTACTTAACGGATTAGTTGAACGCGCTAAAGATTATCCACCAGAAACCTTTGGGTATTATGAATACTCAGCACCACAGTATTGCAAGATTGATATTCGCTTGGAATCATTCTGGCGTGATGCTGTTGCACCCAGTAATCCTGCATTGGGATTCATAATTACAAAAGAATCGATTGAAGAGGCTATTGCAACTAATCCAATCGAGCAGACAAGGACAGAAACGCTTTGTCAATGGATTGATAGCTTGCAATCACCCTGGCCGCATGGAATCTTGGAAGAAACATCTGATAACACCTTAGAGATGTCCGTAGGGGCTTATACAATCTTTGGATTTGATGTCAGCCCATCAAGGCGTAATGGATCGCTGGTCGCAGGTCAATTATTGCCAGATGGTCGAATTGGCATAGGAATCTTGGAAACTTACAGCTCTCAGATGGCAATTGATGAACTTAAGATGGCGGCTGCAATCAAAGGCTGGTGTGATATTTACAAACCACGATTAGTCTGCTTTGACAAGTACGCAACCCAGACTATTGCAGACAGGCTTTTACAAGCAGGCGTTATGTGTGAAGATGTATCTGGCCAGCAATTCTACAAAGCCTGTGGTGATCTATTAGAAGGTTTGGTCAATCATCGAGTAGTCCATAATGGACAAGCAGAACTTGTAGCACAATTCAATAATTGTTCAGCAAAGCTCAATGACTCAGCCTGGAGAATTATTAAGAGAAAATCGGCAGGCGATATTTCAGCACCTATTGGATTGGCAATGTGCGTTTCCAAATTGATGCTACCTGCTCCAAAGCCACAAATTATTGCCTAAACACAACACACCCAAATTGTCAAGAATTAGACAAAGTATGGTAAGATGTGTAAATGGGTCGCTTACTGCAAACATTCGGATTGCAAACTAAACCTTTACTCGAAGCACAGTCAGCACCCCAAGTTCTCGGCGAGTATGCAGCTTATACAATGCCGTTTCAATATGCTTATGCAAGTCGCACAGATGCAATTTCTGTTCCAGCAATACAAAGATGCCGCAATTTACTTGCAGGCACGATTGGTGCAATTCCAATGGAGTTGTATCGCAAATCTACAAATGAAGCAATAGGTTCACCAGCATGGTTAGAGCAACCTTCTTATTCTCAACCACGATCAGTAACAATTGCTTGGACTGTAGATTCACTATTATTTTACGGGCAAGCCTTCTGGAAAGTCATAGAAACTTACCAGGAAGATGGCAGGCCAGCCAAATTCGAGTGGATTGCTAATACTAGAGTTACAGTACAACTTGATAGCACAAACACTTATGTTCAATCTTATGCAGTTGATGGAAAAACATTACCAATGGACGGATTGGGAAGTCTAATTACATTCCAGTCATTAAGCGATGGCATTCTTAATACGGGTATTGCAACAATCCGCGCAGCCATCGATGTGCAGAAAGCAGCAGCTATTGCAGCAGCTACTCCAATGGCAACTGGCTACATTAAAAACAATGGTGCAGACTTAGACCCTAAAGAAGTTCAAGGCTTACTTGCTTCATGGAAAACTGCTCGCAACAATCGTTCGACTGCTTATCTCACATCAACTTTAGAATATACACCAGTTGCATTCTCACCTAAAGACATGATGTATGGGGAAGCAATTTTTAACCTGGCAACAGAATGCGCAAGATTGTGCAATGTTCCTGCTTATTATGTTTCAGCAGACCAAAACAATTCAATGACTTATGCAAATGTGCAAGATGAGCGCAAGCAATTCTTGACACTTTCCCTACAGCCATTTATTACAGCGATTGAAGATCGACTATCTATGGATGACATTACTGCTCGCGGCAATGTGGTCAAGTTTGACATTGACAAAAATTTCCTACGCACAGACCCACTTCAAGAACTTGCGGTAATCGAGAAATTATTAGCCCTTAACTTGATTAACCAGGAACAGGCTATGGCAATGACTGATCTAACACCTAACGGAAGCAATGGTATGGCATGAATCAAATCGTAACCCTTACAGCAGAACTCACAGCAGATTCAGCCAGCAGAACTATCTCTGGCAAGATTGTGCCATTGAATGTTGAAGCTGGATCAACAAATTATGGCAAAGTAATCTTTGAATCTGGTTCAATTGAAATTTCAGATGCCAAATCAATCAAGTTGCTGAGTCAGCACGACATTAAAAAACCTTTAGGTCGCGCAGTTAGTTTCTCTGAGTCAGACAACTCCATCGATGCAGTATTTTCGATAAGCCGTTCACAACGCGGCACAGAAGCTTTGATCCTTGCAGAAGAAGGATTGCAATCTGGACTCAGCATTGGTGCTGAAGTTCTTAAATCAAAGGTTAAGGACGGCGTGACTTATGTATCCGCCGCTCGCTTAGTCGAAGTAAGTTTAGTAACAGAGCCAGCCTTCAAGTCTGCACAAGTTACTGATATAGCGGCAGAAGAATCTGTCGTGGAAGAAATAACCCAACCAACAGAAAGCGAGATAGCCAACGTGGAAAATACCACTCCAGCCGTCGAAGCAACACCAGTTGAAGCACCGGCGGTAGAAGCTGCTCGCCCAACTGTTACAGCAATGGCTTACACAAAGCCACGTTCACCAATTATTAGCGGTGGATCATATCTAGAACACACAATCAAGGCAAAGCTTGGAAATGAAGATTCTCGTCAATATGTAATGGCGGCAGATGATTCATTTACAACTAACCCAGCATTCTCACCAGTTTCTTACGTTCGTGATGTTGCACAAAACACAACTTCTTTGCGACCAGTTATCGAAGCTTGCGGTGGAACACGCGCATTAAGTACATACGGAATGACAGTTTCTATTCCTAAAATTACTGCTAACTCAACTGCTGCAACAGTAGCAGAAGGTGGCGATCCAACAGGAACAACCGCGATTACTTCAAGCTATGTAAATGCGACAGTCATCAAGAAAATGGGTTTTCAACGCTACAGCGTGGAGCTTCTAGATCGCAGCGATCCAAGTTTCTATGAAATCATGCTTTCAAATCTTCGCGATGCTTATGCTCAGGCAACTGATGCTTATGTGATTGCACAAATCACAGCAGGCGGAACACAAGCAACAGCAACAGCAGCAGATTCTGCTGGCTTGATTTCATTCGTATCAACAGAGTCACCAGCTGTTTACAATGCAACAAAGCGCACAGCTACAGCATTCGTTTCAGGAACTTCCATCTGGTCTACGCTTCTCGGCGCAACAGACACAACTGGTCGTCCAATTTACAATGCTCAGCCAACAACAATGAATGCTGGCGGAACTGCAAACCCAACATCAATTCGCGGCAACGTGCTTGGTCTTGATTACTATGTTGATCCAAACATGGTTTCAACTTCAATTGATGAAGCAGCATTTATCATCGAACCACGTTCCATCGAAATTTTTGAATCTCCTGCTCTAACATTGGCCACCAACGTGCCAACAACAGGCGAGATTGAAATTTCACTTTATGGTTATATCGCAGCGCAAGCCGTCTTTGCAGGTGGCCTACGCCGTTTCAACCTAACTTAATAAGTTAGAAACTAAGTCGCTGGGAGTAGGGCGCAGCCCTTGCTCTACTCCCAGTCTTTAGAAAGGAACACAGATGGCATTAACAACAGTTGCAGAACTTCGTAGCACTCTCGGAGTCGGCACATTGTATGCGGATGCCACTTTGCAGGAAGTGTGTGATGCATCAGATGCAGTCCTACTTCCAATGCTATGGGCTAAAGATTATTATGCAATCGCTCATTCTAAGACAACAACAACCGCAACACTTTATTTTGATACTGCTCACGATTTTATTGTGGGAGATTCAGTAGTTATTTCCAACTGTGGAAGTGCTTGGAATGGCACTAAGACAATTACAGCCGTTGGTACTTTTGAAATTACTTATACAATCTCAGCCGCTACTGCAACCGATAAAAACACAATTATGCCGTATGGTAAAGTTGCAGGCGATATAACAACTGACTGGACACTAGACATGGCGGTCCAGCAAGCAGCTCTTATGATCGCAGTTGAAATCTGGCAGGCTCGCACAACTACTCTTAATGGTGCTAACACAATCGATTTCCAGCCTTCACCTTACAGAATGTCAGCACAACTCTTAGCAAAGGTAAGAGGGCTTATTGCTCACGCTCTTGATCCGCGTTCGATGGTCGGATAATGCCAGTTCCGCTTACTACTCTTAGAACCACAATTGCAACTGCTTTAGTTGATAATTCGCTTTGGCAGGTTTTTGCGTTTCCACCGGCAACAGTCTTGGCTAACTCAGTAATTGTTGCGCCTTCTGATCCATACTTAGAGCCAAATAACAACCAGCACAACACGATTGCACCTACAGCGAACTTTAAGATAATTATTACTGTGCCGCTATTTGATAATGAAGGCAATCTCAATGGAATTGAAACAGCCTTAGTTGGCGTGTTCAATAAACTCGCAGCATCATCCATAGTTTATAATGTGGGTGCAGTCAGCCAGCCAAGCGTTCTAAACGCGGCATCTTCTGATCTGCTTACTTGTGAGTTATCTCTATCCGTCCTAACAACTTGGAGCTAGTATGTCCGAATGGGAAAAAGAAAACGAAGCCTTCCTGATCAAGATCGGGCAGGTAGCACCACCAGCACCAAAGCCAACAACTAAGAAAGATGAGGAATAAACCAAATGGCAGTATTTCTAAACAATGGCGTAAAGGTTACTGTTAATGCGGTTGACCTTTCTGACCATGTTACAGCAGTAACTCTTAACAGAAACTTTGATGAACTTGAAGTCACAGCAATGGGCGACTCAGGTCACAAAATGGTAAAAGGCCTAGAAGCATCTTCTGTAACTATTGATTTCCTAAATGACACAGCAGCAGCAAATGTTCTTGCGACACTTCAGGCCGCATGGGGAACAAATGTAGCTGTAACATTGAAGCAGACTTCAGCAGCTACTTCAGCAACAAACCCACTCTACACAATGACTTGCCTTGTCAATGGCACAAGCGATATTAACGGCGCAGTTGGCGATCTTGGCACACAGTCAGTTACATGGAATGTATCTGGCACAGTAGTAATTACAACTTCCTAATAACAAACTAAGGGGCAAAGCATGGCAAAGTTAAAAGTAACAAGGGCAGATGGACAAGTTGGGGAATACCCAATCACTCCATTGGTGCAGTATGGTTTCGAGATTTACGCTAAGAAGGGCTTTCACAAAGCGTTCATAGAGGATCAGAAGCAAAGCGATATCTTCTGGCTAGCCTGGGAATGTATCCGCCGTTCGGGTGAAACTGTTAAGCCGTTTGGGGAAGGATTTATCGAAACCTTGACTTTGGTCGAGGTATTAGATGATGACCCTTTGGCTTAGGGCGCGACTCGATCACCTATCTGATTGCTAAATTAAGTGTCAGACTCGGGATCGCGCCACAACAATTATTAGAATTAGATGAAGTAATGCTAAGGAACTTGATAAAAGTTCTACAAGATGATGCAAAGGAGATAAGGGATGCCAACAGAAGTCAAAGGCGGCATCGCTCTTCGTAAAGCATTGAAGAAGTTTACGCCTGATCTAGCCAAAGAAACACAGAAGGAAATGGGCAACCTTCTAAAACCAATTACATCTAAAGCGCGTGGGTTTATTCCTAGTTCTGCTCCACTTAGCGGATGGGGCAAAGAAGGCAACTGGGGTGTTCGTGGTTATTCATCAAGTGAAATTAAACGCGGCATTGGTTACAAGACAACCCCATCAAAGCCAAATAAAAAAGGCTTTCGTTCTTTGGCTCAGATTAACAATAAGTCCGCAGCTGGTCAGATTTATGAATGGGCAGGGCGCGTTCACCCTAATGGTCGTGAACAGGCAAAAAGACGAGATGTAAACATTCCTGGCATGAACTCAGTTTATTCAACTAGCACAGGCAAGAATTATGGTAAGAGCAACAACCCAGAAGCAGGTTCTATATTTGTTCAGGCAATTGATGCTACTGGTCAAATCAAAAACGCCTACTCTCGTACAGGAGGGCAAGCAGGTCGTGCATCTCGCATGATGAAAGGCCGCGCAATTTATCGTGCATGGGCAGAAGATCAAGGCAAGACCAATGCAGCAATCATTAAAGCAATCGAAGCTTCCAGAGATAAATTTAATAAGGCGGTGGGATACAACTGATGGCTAATGTAAAGATAGATATAGCTGCCGAATTTACTGGCAATAAGGCGTTTAGACAGGCAGAAACCGCAAGTCAAAAAATGGAAAAATCTGTTGCTAAGTTGGGCAAACAACTTGCTGGAGTCTTTGCTGCTTCTAAGTTATATGCATTTGGCAAAGCATCTGTCAAAGCATTTGCCGAAGATGAAAAGGCTGCTCGATCATTAGCTTTAGCCCTAGCCAATACAGGCAACGCTTTTGCTGCCGTTGGTGTTGAAAAGTTTATTGGCGATTTACAACGCGCTACTGGCGTTCTTGATGACAACCTTAGACCAGCCTTTAGAACCCTTCTAACAGCCACAGGCGACGTTAAGAAGTCACAGGATGGCTTAGCCCTTGCGTTAGATATAGCGGCAGGTACTGGCAAAGACTTAGGTGCCGTTTCTATGGCACTTGCAAAGGCTTATGGCGGTCAGACAACTGCCCTTAGCCGTTTAGGTGCAGGACTCGACAAAGCCACTCTTAAAACAGGTGACATGGATGTCATTCTCGGACAACTTACAGACAAGTTCAAAGGTCAGGCACTAGCTGCTGCCGAAGGTTACTCGGGATCAATAGCCAAACTAACTGTTGCATCTCAGAATGCCAAAGAGATTATTGGCAAAGATTTACTTGACTCGATGCAGATGATTGCAGGCAAAGATGGAATCGGTGGAGCAGCCACAGCAATGGAAAGTTTTGCTACTCAGATTGGTAATGCAATCTATGGCATAGGTGTTCTCACAACTAAGATTAAATCCCTTCCAGGTGCAGACTTCATTGGAAGATTTTTAAGTGCTGCAACTCAGGTGTCTGGACTAGGTGCTTTATCCAAGTTTGGTGCATCGAGCAAAGCAGCATCTGCCGGAACACCAGCGCAATCACCCGGACAACGCAAAGCCATAGATAAAGCCAACGCCGATGCACTTAGACTTTCTAAAACTAAAAATTCTCTTACCACTATTGAAAATAACAATATAAAAGAGAAGCTACTTCTTACTGCTGGTGAAAAGGCTTTGCTTGAACTTAAGAAAATCTTTGATCTTGAAGGCATTCAAATTCAAGCAGCTCTCAATGGTCTTTTAACTGAGGAAGAAAGAGCCAGAGTTCTTGGACTAAAAGCAATCAATGATTCCGATGGGGCTTTAGCGTTGCAAGCTCTTTCAGCTCTTAATGCTGCAACTGCAACAGATGTATTTGCTGGTGCAGCTAGAGCAGCAGCAGAACTTTTAAGAACATCTTATTCTGCTGGATTGTCATCTTTTAAGCAATCAGAGTTTAATTCATTGTCCGATTCTGGAAATATGATTACCACAAATCAAGGTTCAACTGCATCTTCATCAATGCCAAATTTTCTAAATTATGGCACTTTCGGTGCAGGTACTTTCAGACAAGCGGAAGCCGCTACAACTAATATCCAAGTCAATGTTGCTGGCTCTATCACGACAGAGCGCGATCTAGTTTCTGCAATAACTGAGGGAATTTACAACAATCAAGCTGCTGGAATCCCTATCTCCTACACGACAGCCTTTAGATAATGGCATTACCAGCAACCCCTATTGTCAAGATCAACCTAAATCAAGGTGCATCTTTCGGCCCACCTTTTATCTTGGGTACAAGTCAACTAGGATTTGCTGAGTTTGCAACAACTGCATCTAACATTGTCGATATTTCTAGTCAAGTGGTTAAGATTGACACTCGAAAAGAACGCAACCTATTGCAAGATAAATACACAGCAGGTCAAGCAACCATCCGCATTGTTGATCCGACAGGCGCGTGGAATCCAACCAACGCCGCATCGCCGTACTATCCCAATCTTGTACCTTTACGCCAAGTAACTATCTCAGCAACTTATAGCAGCGTTAGCTATCCAATTTTTGCTGGCTACATTACAGAGTACAAATACACCTATCCAACAAACCAAGACACAGGATTTGTTGATTTAGTTTGCTTCGATGGATTTAGACTTTTATTTAACAGTCTTATTACAACAGTCACAGGACAAGCTGCTGGTCAAGACACAGGAACTCGCATTGGCAAGATTTTAGATACTGTTGATTGGCCTAGTTCTCAACGCAGTATGGAAGTGGGAGATACAACCTGCCAGGCCGATCCAGGTACAAGTCGTAATGCTTTGGATGCTATCCAAACTGTTGAATTTACTGAACAGGGAGCATTTTATATTGACAAAAGTGGCATGGCAGTATTTAAGGATAGAACCTTTGTCTATAACGCTCAGTCTGCCAGTCCGGTAAAATTTAATAACGATGGCACAACCGACATAAATTATTCAGGCATTACCTTTGCCCATGATGATAAAACCATTGTCAATTCAGCAACTGTGACTAGAATAGGTGGAATAGCTCAAACCTACACAGATGCCACTTCCCAAGGCACTTATTTCTATCATGGCATTACAGCAACAGATATGTTAATGGAGACTGATCCTGTTGCTTTAAGCCTTGCTACTGCCTATGTGACTACTCGCAAAGACACCACAATTCGTATTGACAACATCACCCTAGATTTAGTGACTTTAAGTTATACAGCAGGAGTCCAAGCAGCTCTCGATCTTGATTATTTTGACACTATGCAAATCACCAATTACGGGCAAGGTTCAACCAGCATTGTGAAGACTTTGCAATGTCAGGGGATAGCGCATTCAATAACACCAAATACCTGGAAGACTACATTTGTGACCCAAGAAGCCTTACTGGATGTAAACTACTGACATGAACAGAGGAGATAACTAATGGCTGCTGGATGGCCCACAAAGGTCACTTATGCTAACGGAGATGTATTTAATGCATCTGACATAAATGACACAAATGGAACGCTGAATTATATCAATCCGACATCAGCGACAGATAATCAAGTTCTTACACGCGACAATGTTGCTACTGGCAAAGTCAAGTGGGCTAACTCTCCTGCTAATACCTTGACCACAACTGGCGATATTCTCTACGCATCAGCCGCCAACACGCCTGCTCGACTTGCTGCTGGTACTTCTGGTTACGTGCTTACTGCTAATGGTGCTGGTGTTGCTCCAAGTTATCAAGCAGCAACATCTGGTGGTATGACTCTTATTGCTACTTCTGGCACTTTATCAGGTGCAAGTTATACATTTTCATCTATACCAGGCACTTATCGTAATTTATATTTAGATATAACTGCTGCAAAGGTGGACACTATAAATGCCACTGTAGGTCTGCGAGCAAATGGCATTACTGGCACGGCCTGTTATGCCACTACTTATATTACTTCCACTATTACTGCGGGCACAGCAACTTCTTACAGAGTAGGCGCGATGACTACAAGTACAGCTTGCCAATTAGATGCAACAATAACTATTGCTAATTATGCAACATCTACAGTTGGAGCAAAAGTAATTAACTCTACGTCCGATGCTTTGCAAATAAACACAGCCAACAGAAATAGCGAAATTGGTTTTGGTGCAGTCATAGGCACTTCTGCCAGCGGATTTCAAGGAGTTGGTGCAATAACTTCTTTGACTTTTATTAACTCAACTGGCAGTTTTTCAGCAGGTGTTATTGACCTTTATGGAGTTAAATAATGACTAGACCAATGACAATTATCCACAACTGCGAAACACAGGAAAAAGTCAAGCGCGAAATGAATGATGAAGAGTTTGCGCAATATCAGCAAGATCGGGCAGATCAGAATGCTCCTGCTGCTGAATAATGAAACCATTATTGTGCAAGGCTGGTCAGCAACTTCGTGAACAAATCGATGATTCGTTTCCGGATAGAGATCGCAAATCAGATGGCTGGATAGGCGATGCCGCTCATGCCAGTCGTCCAAGTGATCACAATCCCGATCCGATTAACGGAATCGTCAGGGCTATTGATGTGGATAAGGATTTCGACTCACGGCCCAGCACAGGTGCTTATCTTGCCGACCAAATACGCCT